CCAACGCATTTTCATTGGTAAATGGGTTTTCATCCACATTTTCATTTATAATTAGTTTTTCATCAATTGTGATCTTACTAGGTCTATTATAGACTTTTTTTATTATATTTACTTTTGGTGTTTTTTTAATTACATTAATATTTTTTTCATTTAATGAATTTATTATGGAATCTTTTTCTAGTATTTCATATTGTAGTATTTCGTTATCTGTGATTAGTTCGTTATTGTCTTTATTCATATTATTCATAACATATAATAGTGATATTATCACTAGAATAAGCACATATGGAAATCTTGAATTTCTCACATTATTTCTATAATATGTTCGTCTATTATTCATATTCACTTTCATCAAAGCTTTGTTCGTAGGATAGCATTAGATTTGTGGTATTATCTTTAATTAGCATAAAATTTTCAAATATACTAAAATCTATATCTTTGCTATCATCTATACATTTTAGGAATCTTTTATTTAGTATCATTGTTGAATTTCGGTCATCCATTGTATCAAATATATCTAATTCCCAAGCACCAGTTTCTGATATAACTACTTTTCCGTTATTTACATTTATATTGAGTAATTTATCACCATTTATAGATGATAATTTTTTAATATCATTAAAATCTTGTTTATATATGGTAAAATTCCATTTACGATGTCTTAGGTTAAGTCTATCATTTAATATATCTTTTGTGATATCTCTAATTTCATAGTGTTCACCGGCAACCCAATTAATTTTAAGTTTACCACCTGTTATTTGTATTGTTCTAGCAACCATTACATTATCGTCATCTTGGGATGATTTATGTGTTAAGTTTATAACTACGTTATCTGATTCTTTTAAGAAGTTTAAGTTTTTAACAAATTTTTTAGCATTTAATATAACTACATCGATTGAGTATTCAAGTTCATCAATAATGAAATAGTCATTTGTATCAATTAGATAATTTTTAAATGCTAAAAGCACTGCCCCACCTAATGTTGAGTACATCATAACATTATCGTTATCAATTTTGAGTTTAATAGTGTCTGATATATCAGTTAGGTCTGCTAACTTTGATATAAAATCAGGGAACATATCAGATTTTACTTTTATTTTTGTTTTATTGCTCATATAATTTAATCTTATAAATAATATATTCAAAAAAGACATTTTTGTTTATTTTATTTTAATATATAATCTATGATAAAAAAATGGAATAGATATATTTTAGAATTTGTTGATAATTCAAATAGTATGATAGATGCAAAAATGCAGGAAATTAGTGATTTGGTTAATAGTATTTCACAAAGTCAGGCACAAGCACAGGATCAATCAATATCATCAAATTTGATTTATGAGTGGGAGAATAAAAATGATCATGATTTGATTGTTAATTTCACAAAAGATAATTTAGCTATTAAATATGAGTTTAGTATTGATGATCTTTATATAACAAAATATGCAGGTGATAGTATAGATTTTGAAAAATCTGTTAAATCTGTTGATGAGGGCTTGGATATTATTGAAAAGGATATTCAATTTATTTTGGGTATATCAGAAAAAAAAATAAATAATGTTATGAAATTTAAATATTTAAAAGAGTATAAGAACTTTAACAGACATCCTGAGAATAGCTATGATTTGGATCCTAATGATAAGGAGAGAATAAGTCGTAAAGAGATGGAAAAGAGGTTAATTGATGTTTCATCATTTGATGAGAGCGATTTAAAAGCAATGAATGATAGTGAGGTTAAAAAACTATATCATGCTATGGAAGTTGATGCAACAGCTGACAAAGAGGATGATAAAGAGATAGATAAAGATATTAGAGATTAATGAGAAAATTTACTAAAATAATAGAATCACTAGAAAGTGAGATTTATACTGATATTAAAAATATATTTATTAATTTGATTGATAATGGATTTGAATTAAAAATTGATCATGCAAAATCTTTCTATTCTATACATCTTACTCGTTATGGTTCTAAAGATGATAATATGGATTATATGGAATGTATTAATGATATTTACATTGCTAATAAAAGATTATTTGATCTTGGTTTAGATTATTTTAAAGCTGATGAAATGATAATAGGTAAGAAAACTAATGATGGAACATATTCTGATATTTTTTTGAGATATAATGATAGTACTTCTGTACCATCAAAGGATGTTCATGGTTGGAAAGAATTTAAATCATATGTTGAGAATGTTCTAGGTGTTACTAGAATTGAAGGTAAGTTAAATGATGCAAGTTATTTTAGAATGGATGTTGCTAATGAAAATGGATGGAAAACGCCAGAATATTTTGGTTGGCAAATGGATATAGATAGAGATATTGATAATGCGGTGGATGTGTTTGTTGCTGAATATCCTGGTTATGAAGATTTTTTAAGGAAAATTCTTAAAAGAAGACTTGATTATGATGCACTTTGGGGAAATGAAAGAAGAAAAGAGTATATAGGTAATGATGAAATAGGTAATCCTCTTAAATTTGATAAGGAAGGTATTGAAGTAGTTGAAAAACTTTTAGAGATGGCTAAAAAGTTTCCAAATAAGATTAAAGTTAACAAATTATAATGAGAAAATTTAGTAGAATAGTAGAATCTAATGATCCAAATATAGAAGAGATAAAATGGATTTTTATTGATTTAATTGATAATGGATTTAAGATTGAGATTAAACCATATTGGGAAGACGGTATGTTTTATTTATATAATAAAGAAAATCAACATTATGCTGATAAAAATAAAAATGGTTATTTAATAGTAGGTCACGCTGAGAAATTGACAGAAGCCAATCCATTTAAAGCTCTTAGAGATTTTCTAAGCATAGAAAAGAGAATGTTAGATTTAGGTTATGAATTAGATGATGATGGTAAAAGTGCTGATAATTCTCTAATACAAATTGGTGATAGATGGGTTAATAACTATCAATTTCGTTTCCCATTTAAAGAAATAAAAAACGACACCAAATAGTGTCGTTTTTTTATTTTAATAATCTATCAAAGTATTCTTTAAATAGATCATGATTTACTGCAACTGATATTCTACTACAATTATCATGTATTCTCATTTTTATTAATGAAAAATTATTAATTGGTACACTTGAAATTTTATACTCTAATAATTTCTCATAACCAATACTAATTACTGCAAATGGTCCAATTGGTATGCTTGTATATTCATTGAACAATAGCCCATTATCAGTTAGATATTTAATATTTTTAGTTATGTGTTCTACTGTTATATTTCTATAATTTGATATTGCTTTTTTTTCTTTTAACAATTCAGATATTATTATTTGGGGTAAAGTTGATATTGAATTATATTTATAAAGAGATCTTATTTTTAAAGTTTGATATAAATCATTATTTTTAGTAGATATAAAACCAATTCTATATCCTGATAAACCTATTGATTTTGAAAAAGATGATACTAGAATTACATTATCATATAGAAGTTCAGATATTTCATTACCATTAAATAAATGATAGTAAGGTAAGTCTAATATAACCGTAATATTATTATCCTTTGTATAATCTATAAAAGTTTTTAATGTTTTAAAATCGGGACAATATCCGGTTGGATTAGATGGGTAGCACAGCATAACAACACCACTTCTAGGTCTGAAATTATCTATTGAGAAGTCATCAAATGTTTTTATATCCTTATCATGAGTTTTTAATATTTTATTCCAAGAGCCCCAGTGGAAATTTGGAATCCAAAATATATTATTATCAAGTGAGTTTATAATTAGATCTAATGCAGCCATTCCACCAGGTGTTATAATTACATTATCTTTTATATTAAAGTCCTCTCTAATGGCTTCTATTAGTTTGGGATGACCATCATTCCCACTATATTGTTGAGTAGTTAAGCTATTGAGGTCTAAATTAATATTAACTGAATTAATATCAATATTTGTAACATCCATAACACCTCTATGTAATTTAAGATATTTGAGACCTGTTTCATTTTCTAATTTTTGTATTTCTTCACCTATTTTAACGATAGATGAATAGGTTACTGTTGCTTTATTTATTCTCATAACATATTAGGTATATTTTCATGTATAAATTTTTGTATTTCTTTTAATTTGGATTGTGTTGTGTTTACATCCAATTGTATTCTCCACTTTTTAGTATCTTCAATAATTTCATCATTTATTTCTTCAACAATTAATTCAATTTCTTGTTCGTTTATGGGTTCAAATAATGGTTCACCTGGTAAACCATCTTTTCCTATACCTTTTGCTGTAAGCATGTTATCATAACGAAGATACATTTCCGAGCCATTAAGTCCTTTCATTAAATATCTACCATCCTCTGTTGGTGTGAATACTTGACCAGCATCATATATTTTAACTTTATCAAAAAAGTCTTCAACATACCAATCTTCTTTTAATCTAAATTTCATATTTATCTTCCTAAATAATTTAATAATTCTATCATATTTTTAATAGTAAAGCCAAATGCTTCTAGATTTTTAACAGTATCTCTCAAAAAGGTTATGTAGCTTTCTATTAGCTCAATACAACGATCGTTCTCTGCTAAATGTGCATCTATTAGTATAGCTTTTTCACCTGTATTTGTTTTAACTTGAAACCCAATTGCGTAAAAAACAAATTTATCTTGTCTTATTTTTTTAATCTTGGTGGATTCTTTACTTCTTTTATTTAAAAAGAAATTTATATTTTCATTTATCATTTGTCTGTATGATAGTGCTAATGATTGTGCTTCTAATATTTTTTTCCCATTAGAAGGATTAGAAAGATCCACAGTTAATACTTTAAACAAAGGTTCAACATTATTATTCCATTCGGTTCTTTTATCATTAAAAAATTCTTCTAATTTATCATTAGTTTCTTTTATTTTACTAATTCTATCTAATTCTTCTTGATTATAAAGGTTCATTTTTATCTAATATTTTTATCATTTTCCAATCTCTAAGGAAATCTTTTTTATATGCATCTGAAAATGCAGTATTGATTAAGTTGTCAAATATTTCACTTTTTTTTGTTTCCAAATAATTTTCTATTTTTTCTGACCAAGTATCAATTAATGTATCATCTTTAAATGTCACTTCATCATCTTTACTATTACCATAACTTATTTCAATGAATTTAAATTCACCATTAATGTAGATAGTTAATCTATGGAAGTATTTATTTAAACCCTTATCATCTTTTTGATCAGGAGTAAAGTATATATAGTAATTTGTAGCATTACCACTTACTTCTGCTTTAAATTCAACTCTATCATCTTCCCTACGTTCAAAGAGAAATTCTAATAGTTCTTCAAGTTTTTCCATATTAATTTTATAAAAAATCCCCCAAAAGTTGGGGGATTTTATTATTTATATTTTAAAATTATTATTTATTTTATGAGTTAAAATCATTAAATCCTTTAATCTTCTCATCAGATTCTTCTTCAGATTCCATATTTCTCATATGATTGTCATGAATTGTATGAGATGATTCAGGTCCACCCAATAATGGTTTTTCTTTTTGATCGTCTTTCTCACCTGCCAGGAAATTGAAAACTTCTTCTACATCGTCTTTTGATGTTGCAATATGATCTAATGCCCAATTATGTCCATTTGACAATAATTCATCTACATTATTTTCATCCATTTCCAACATTTCATCAACTAATCTTTTAATTGTTTTTAAATTACTAAAAAACATATAATTTTCAGTTTCCATACCTTCATTAGTAGCACCTTCACCTTTTTTCCAACCACCTTTTGCTCTTATAGCAAATATGATTTCACTCATTTTTTCTTTATTCTTTTTAGGAACATCTTTACCATCTTCTTGGTATTTATCATTTTCTTTTTTAAGATCTGATTTCATTTTTTTAAGTTCTGCTATAGTTTTATCAGTATATTCTCCTGTTTTTTGAACCTCAACTTCTTTACCTTTCCATTTCTCGTTAAGGGTATTGAATTTTTTTATTATCATAGTAATTTATTTTATTTTTATTATATATTAATTTTTATTTTTAAGAAAAAGTTAAAAAAAGTAAGATTTTTAATTAAATATATAGATTATAAAAAAATATTAAAATTAATATGAAATATTTAAAAAATTTTGAAAGTTATTCAATAGATACAACTAATGAGGCTTTTTTAGGTGGTTTGAGACCACAAGCTGTTATAAAAGAAATTCTTTCAAATCTTGAAAAAGAAAAAGAAACACTTAAAAAAAAATATAATGATTATGCTGCTAGTTTTGGTGATAGATTTGATGTTGCTAAAAAAAATGCACCAAGTGTAGATGCTTTCTTGGGTGGAAAAATAGGAGCAGATGCTGTTAATCCTGTAGATGTTGCAAAGGTAGTTATGAAGGCAAAAACAGTTAAACAAAAAGAGAATGGTGAATGGGAAGATGCTGGTAAATACGGTGGTCCAGAATCAGGAACTGGTGCTGAAGGAGCTTTTTAAAAATTAAAAACCATCTTAAAGATGGTTTTTTTATTTTATATATCCATTGGATGTTTTATTTTTTTATCTTGTAAAAATAATTTATCATTTTCACTCAAGCTATCTATTCCATATTTAGATATTTTGTCTAAGATATCATCTTTATCAAGAAAATTTTCTCTATATTTATGAAAATCATGTTTCATATTATCCTCTGCAAAGCCATATATAGATGTATCGTGCATTGTATAAAGAATTTCATCAGTTATATCTTGAATTATTGTATATCCATCACAACCTTCGTGTATTTTGCTATCTAAATACTTAAAAAGTTCTAACCTATCTTCACCGAAGATGATGCCTAGCATCAAATGTCCATTTTCCCAATGACACACTTTACCATCAAACATATAAAAATTTGAATAAGGATCATTTTCAAATGAATCATATTGTTCAATTTCCGAATTACTTAATCTTATTAATCCCTCAAAGGTATCTTCGTTGGAGAAACTAGATAATATTTTATAAACCCTTTTCATATCTTATTTGTTTGTTTTATAAATATACAAATATTTTTTAAATAAACAAACATTTTTGATATTTATTAAATCTTTTTATCAAAAATATAGAGATCATATATAGTATTTCCTTTTACATTCTTTATACTTTTAAGAACTTGACCAGTTATTGAATCTAATACTTTATATACACCTAATTGATTATTTTTATCAGTATTTACTTTAACTGTATTACCAGGTTGACCTAATGCACCTAAAACTGCTAGATATTTGTTACCATATACACTTTTAAGAAATGTAATTTTAAGACCAGCAACATCTTTTATATCGTTTATATATGCATTTTCAGCCACTTTGGTTAAGTCTAATTGACTTTCGGTATCTTTTACTATGATAGATGAAAATTTCTTCTCTGGTGTCCCTAATTCAACTTCTTCTCTAGGTTGTATTTTATTTTGATTAACAAGGGCTTGTTGATTTCTTCTAATTGCTGCAAAATCAGCTTTAGCTATAATACCACCTCTCATTCCTTTATCATTCATATTATAACCAGCTGGTGCTAATCTATAAAAAGATCCAGTAAATGTCATTGATAATATTCTATCTGTTCTGAACATTCTCCATATTTTATTAATATGTCTTCTATTAGAAATTGACCATCCATTTAGATGCCACCCTCTAAGTAATGTTTTACCCTTAGCTGATCTACCTAAAACCATTGGGTAGATCACTCTCTCGTGACCAGCAAAGTGATCATCTTCTGCACCTTTATAATTTATAAGCATTACCATACCATATTTAATAGCTTTTATCATAACCTCATCTGAATATTTAATAGGTTCATTAATGGGAATATTTGCAATATCGGTTACATTTTTCAAAGAAAAACGAGGTATAAATTCATTATCTTCCTTAATAGGATAGTACTGTTTTACAACATATTCAACAGGTTTAAGATTATAGTATGTTCTTGAATGTGATAAACTCATATTCTATATATTAATTATATATTTTGTATTTTGTAATTTAATATATAATGAAATAAAAATAATTTTAAATTATGTCAATTAATAATAGAGAAGATGCTAATAGATATTATCAATTAGTAAATGAATTAGTGGATGATTACATGAACAAGAGTAAAATAAGACCATCTAATTTGAAAAGATATTTACAACCAGGATCTGAAAGATTTAATAAATTTATATCAAGAAACAACTTAAAGGATGTAAGTGGTATTGAAAGAGTATTAGAAGATGTAATAGATGATAGAGTTAATATGGAGGTTGATGGTGTATTAACTTTTGAGAATTTTAAATATTTCGAATCTGATGAATTTAAAGTAAGTTCACTTAAACAATGTTTATATAAAGGTATTGAAAAATCAGATATAAATATGGAAAAAGTATTAGCGGATGTATTTGATACTAATATAGGTTCTATTGATATTATTGATGCTGAAAGACATTTATTTGATATAAATGATTGGAATGGTAAAAGTATAGAAGTTCTTATTTATTCTTTAGAAGAATTAAAAGTTATTGAGGGAAATATATTTGATTATTTATATGATGAACTTTGTAAGAAAGATATTGAATTAACTAGTAATATATGTGTTAAATTATCTGATTTAGTTAAAAGAGATATATTTGAAGATAAAATGTATGGTATATTTAAAATAAATGAAGATGGAAATACACCTGATTTTTTGATAAAATTAATATCAGATCTGACTAATATGTCTTATCACAAATCATTCAATAATTACTTCATTTGGGTTGAAAACATGCAACATCATGATATATATAAATAATAATTTAGTTTTTATCTTAATTTCTTAATTTAAAAACATGCAACATCATGATATATAATATATATATTTTGGTTTTTCTTAATTTTTCTTAAATAATATATAAAGAAAAAATTAAGAAAAATTATGTTATTGAAAAATGGTTCAACAGGAGAAGATGTTAAAAAGCTTCAAGAAAAATTAGGTTTAAACCCAGATGGTTCATATGGTTCTGGTACTGAAGGTGCAGTTAAGGAATGGCAATCAAAAAATGGATTAACTCCAGATGGAGTTGTAGGTGATAATACTTGGTCTAAGTTATTTGGTAATGATACTGTAAAAAATCCAACACATATTAGTAGTGAGTTTAAATTAGAAAATTTAAAAACACATATTCCAGATTCTGTTATAGCACAGATACCCGATACAGCATCTAAATTTAATATTACAAATAACTTAAGATTGGCACATTTCTTAGCACAATGTGCTCATGAGAGTGGTGATTTTAAGTGGGTTGTAGAGTTTGCTACTGGTAAAGCATATGAGGGTCGTAAGGATTTGGGTAATACTGAGCCTGGTGATGGTGTCCGTTTTAAAGGACGTGGTTTTATACAATGTACAGGTAGAGTTAATTATACGGCATTTTCTAAGTTTATTGGTGAAGATTGTGTAGCTAATCCTGATTTAGTTTCAACAAAATATCCTATGGCATCTGCTGCTTGGTTCTTTGATAAGAATAAATTATGGTCAATATGTGATTTGGGATCAAGTGATGATGTTGTAACTAAGGTTACAAGACGTGTAAATGGTGGAACAAATGGTCTTGATTCAAGACTAGAAAGATTTCATAAATTTTGGGCTTTATTGAAATAGTCTAAGACGTAAAAAGGGTGCAATCAAGCACCCTTTTTTTTGAAACCATTTTCATGGTTTAATTTTTCTTTAAAATCTAAAAGAAATTGACATTTTTCATATTCTTCTTTTGTTTTAAAATATAATAACATTTCATCAATAAACTCAATTGTATATGGTTTTAATTTCTCATCAAAAGGTTTATTATTTTTAATTCTACTGAAGCTATTATTTATTAAATAGTCATAACTATGTAATTTAATTTCCATTATTTATCTTGTTTACTTATGTGATCTAAGAACTTTTTTTCATGTTCTGAAAGGGTTTCATAACCAATTTCATTTATTTTATCTAATATTTCATTTAGATCTAATTTTCTTTCATTTTCAATAATTATTTTATCAACATCCGAATTATTATCATCTTGTTCTAATATATCACTGAAATTGAAGTTTTCTCGTATTTCTGATATTTTATTTTGAAAATCAGTTTTGGACATTGTATAACCCATTACTTCTATAGTATCATCTATGTCATTTGAATATATATTATATACCTCTTGTATAATTTCTGTTTTTAAGTCTATATCTATTAAGTCGGATGTGTATAAACATTTATCATCTTTAAATATACAAAGCATTTGTTTATCTAGCATAAGAATAATTTTAACTTCTTTCCAGTCCTTTAATCTGGTATCAATATAGATTATATCATTAACTCTATTGATAAATTTTGTTTTACCAACTCTTAAATTATTTAAAATTTCGTTAAATTGATCAGAAACATCTTTAATTATTTTTTTATTTTGGAAATATTTCACACTTTTATTGAAAAAAGATGTAAATAAAATACCAAAAATAAATCCAAATCCTAATAAATTAATTGTAGTCATATTTTCCTATTTTTATATATTATATATATTTTTTCTTATTTTGATTAGTAAATCGTTAATAAAATCCATCTCAACTTTATCAGGTAGATTTGAATTAAGGAATAATTCATCAATCTCTACCATTTCTTTCTCAACCTCATCAATTAAAGTTTGAAGATCAACTTCACCTCTTCTAATTGAGATTAAGTATTTAGCATCATCGCGTCTAACATTAATACCTTTACCTTCTGCGATCTCTCTTGCCATAGACATAAGGCGTTTGGAGTGCATCATATTCTTACCATCAATTTTCTGACCGTGTGATTTAACATCAACCCATCTTGCTTCGTTTTTATTCGCTAACCAATCTTCATAAGATTTGTAATCTTTGCAATGTTCTGAATAACCATCTTTATTATAAACGATATTACAGATTGGAGTTTCACCTTTTGGAATGCTAGATAAACGTAATTGGTTGGATTCAGCAACATTTTGACCTTCACCAGTTTTAACAAGACCCTTATAACCTAGACCCATTGGAAGACCTTCTTCCTTTCTAAATTTTTTAGAAAGTTCTCTAGTTTCTTCTGACCAAAATTCGCTAAAACACATAAAAGAATGATTATCATAATAAACAGCATAAACATCTCTAGCGTTCGGTACATTTACAACACCACAAAACTTTTCATCATATCTACCGTTGCTCCATTTTTTCCAAGGAATAGATTTTGATCCTTCAATCACATAAACAAAGTCAAGTACATCTTTACGAGTTACTTTATCTTTTTCCCAGTTTTGTTTTTTATTCTGACCTTTTGCTTTTTTAATTTGTTCGATTCCGTATCCACCAAAAGATTTAGCACAGATTTTAGTAATGAACTTATCCCTATTGTTTAGTATCTCATCAAAGATAGTATCTTTATAGATAATACAATCATCCGGAGTATTAAGTAATTCTAAAATATTTGGATTGTTTGATGATAATAAGTCTAAAAATCTTTTTATCTCATAGATAACTGTATCATTTTTTTCATCATTGATTTGTTCGGTGTAATTGAACCCAAGTATATCATCAATCTTTTGGATAAAAACACCTGAATAGTCTGTATCTGATGTTTCTACATTAGTACCATATGCTTGTGATCCTCTGATAACTAGTAGTAGAGGTTTAGCACCAGGTGATTTTTCTTGTATGAGTTTAAATAGTTGTTGTAGCATAGTTTAATAATTAATTATTTACAAATATAGTAATTATTTACAAAAGACCAAAGTAAAATTTAATATATAATAAAAAATAATAAAATTTTATGCCAGGAACAGGTAGTTATATTGGTCCAAATGTTAATTCTGATTATATAGGTGATATTGGTACTTTACTTTCGGAGATAAAGGATAATTCTTCGCAATTGATTAAACCTAAAGATGTTAGAGATTCTGTTTGGACGTTGTGGAATAGAATTGATGATATTCAGATAATTGCTAGTCAATCAGCAACCTCATCAAATGTAGTTTACTATAGTAATAGTAATCCAACAACACAAACTGTTGGAGGTATTTCATTAGGAACATCATTTAGTGGTACATATTCTATTCAACAAATGTTTGATATGTTATTATATCCATATGTTGCACCAATATCAAGTATATCAATTCCTATTAACAACCCTAGGCAATTTGGTGGATCAACTTCTGTTAGTATTAACTGGGTTGCAACTAAAACTAAAAATAATATAACGAGTATTAAAGTTGATGGTTTGACAGTAGCACCAACTGGTAATACTCAAACTGGTGTTAAAACATCTGTTGGTACTTATAGTCTTAATCCAGGTGTCCAAGAAGTTCAATCATTTACAATGTCAGTTGGTGATGGTACTTCAACTGTTACATCAACAACTACATTAGTTTGGCAAAATAAAATGTATTGGGGTAAAGTTGATTTAAGTACTTTATCTAATCCAAATCTAACAACTGATCCATCATATTCTAATTCTGTTGGTTCTTTTATAAGTGATAGTGTTATAAAATCATTAAATGGTGCAGGTGTATCACCTGGTTATGTGTTAACAAATACATTTTCAAAAACATATGCGAATATAAATGGTGCAGGTATGTATTTGGTATTTGCTTGGCCTAGTGTATTTGGAACTCCTAGTTTTGTTGTTAATGGGTTATTAAGTACAGCCTTTACAAAGGTTAGGGGTGTGTCTAATTTAAATTCATTTACAAATGAACTTGGTTTTACATCTAATTATGATGTGTGGGTTAGTAACACTGCTCAAAACTCACCACTTACAATAATAATAAGTTAAAATAAATATAAGATATGCAAAATACAGGAACTTTAATATCATCATCAATAAGACCAAATAATCCAAGTGATGCTATAGCAACCGTTTATGCTGTTGAAGCTAAAGGTGGTCATCATTCATATGCTTTATTAAGTGATAGAGATTCAATTATTAAAGAAAGAAGAGAATGGGGTATGATTTGTAGTGTATACAATGATGTTAACCCATTGAATAATGGTACATATCAATTGAAATATGGTTATGTTGATTCTAATATAAATAATAATTTAAATTGGGTTAAATTCGTAACAGGTGGTTCATCTACTAGTGGTGATACTTATTGGTTAGACCCAATTATATCAGTAGCTAGTGTTGAATATATCTCTCCTAGTGATGGAGATCGTTATTTATTGGGTGATTCTCCAAGTGGAGTTAATTGGGGAGTTTTAGTTAAAGGTGATATAGTTCAGTGGAATGCAACTAAGGGTATTTGGGTAGTAACTACACCAAAGGATGGTATGTCAGTTAGAGTTAATAACCAAGATAATATAATATTTCGTTATGACTTAGGTAAGGGTTTTTGGGTAAAGGAGAAAGAGAACCAAATATTACCAATAAGTGCTGTTACTAGTGATGGTATTGTTTTCACATCTACTTGTGATAATTTATTTACATATCAACTTGATACGATATATATTGTTCAATTTTCTACTACTAATAATAGTACTACATTAACATTGAATATAAATGGATTGGGTGCTAAAACTTTGAAAAATCAGAGTAGTGCAGGTTTGGGTGATTTTGTAAAAGGTGAGATTAATCCTAATGTTTTGTATAATATTCAATATGATGGTACTTATTTTAGATTAACTAAACCTAGTAGTGATCCGACATTAGTTCGTTATAATATAAGATCAAATGAAACCGTTATAGTTCCAGCATATCAGGAGTATTTAGTTTATGGTGACATGGTAGTTAATGGTAATTTGAATATAGATAATAATGGTAAAGTTGTTGTTATTAATGGTTCGTTTAATGTTGGTGTTGGTGGGACTGTATCAAATTATGGTAATGTTCAATTATTGAATATTCCATTGGGGACAGGTAGTGGTCTAGTTAGTAAATATTCTGTTAGTATTTCACTGGTTTCTAATACTCCATATACACTTACACATAATCTTAATTCATTAAGTGTTGGTGTTACATGTTGGAATGATAGTACACAAAATATGTTTTATCCATCTATAAGTAGAAATGGTTCTAATAGTGTTGTGATTACTTCTACTAGTTCAGTATCAAGTGCTACTATAGTTGTTATGGGTTAGAAATTTAAAATTGTTTCTATATTTTCTAAATTAAAACCATCTAGTGGTTTACCACCATTTTTAAGATAGTTTTGATACATATCATTATAATCATCTTCTGAATAAAATTTATTATCAGATGCTAGTATAACATCAGTATCATGATAATTTATTGTATTTGGACTTTTCTGTGTACCATATGATGGACCAAAATAACTGAAGTTTGGATTTGTGGGTATTTCAGTACCTGATATGGATTCTTTTACAAATTTATTAAATCTTTTAATCTTCATTATTATTGGCTTCTATTTTTTCGAAATATTCATCTTGTATTTCAAGTGAATAACTTTTTTTCCCTATATTATAAATTAAATTGTATAAATATTTATCTTCTAGATAATGTTTTTCATTTCCCCTCATGTATATTATAGCTTTATCATTTTCAAAATCATTTTCAATATTTAGTATTTCTAATCTAAATGCACCATCTTGATCTTCCAGATTGCATATTATTTTTATGTTTGATTTTAATAATTCTTTAATTTTAGATGATGTTGTATTTTTTGATAATAGCATATAATCATTTAAAATATCATTTTTAGTTGCTTCGTATAGGTCAATAAAATTCTTTTCCCTTTCAGAGAGTTTCTTCTTTTTATTAATCTTTGTAAGAATTCTATCTAATTCTATATCCTTTAAAGACTCACCTAGAAGATAATATTTAATTATTTTTTTAATTTTCATATTTTCTGTTAACATATATATTAAGAAGTATAATCGTTTTTTATATATACTATGTAAAAATTATATTAAATGATGGATAAGAAGTTACTAGATGCTCTCAATAATTTATCACTTGCACTGAGTGAGATATCAGATGCATTGAAAAAAGATGATAAAGCGAAGAAATCGGCAACTACGCAGGCACTTCAGGGTGGTAATTTTATTAAAGAAATTAAAGAAATTAATATTGGTGTAAAAGCTCTGCAAAGAGATACTAAGGCAATATTAAAAAATCAACAAACTATAATAGAACTTTCTAAAAGTAGAGGTGATAATAAATCAACATTTGAAAAAGTTGGTGGTAGTAAAAAGCAAGAAAATGATATCAAAAAAGGTGTTGGTACAATACTTCTAATAGCTGTTGCTGTTCTTGCAATTGGAATGGCTTTTAAATTGGTTGGTGGTATTAATTTTTTATCTGTTATAGGCTTGTCAATTGCTATGTTTATACTTGCACAGACATTTGAAAAGATTGGAGCATTAAAGTTAACTATGAAACAAGCATTGGTTGCATCAGCAACTATGGTTTTAATATCAATTGCTGTTACTTTATCATCTTGGGTATTACAAGCAATTCAACCTATTACATTTCCACAAGCAGTGACAGGTATATTAATAGCTGGTATGTTTTTGGTTATATCGTATAATTTAGATAAAATTGCAAAGGGTGTAGCAGCTTTTGATAAAGCAAATGTTAAGCCCAAAGATCTATTGATGTGTTTAGTTGGAGTAGCTGTTGCAATTACTTTATCATCTTGGGCATTGGCATTTATAGTACCGATGACATTGGGTCAGGCTATAACTGGTATTTTGATAAGTGCTATGTTTATGATTATATCATATAATTTAGATAAAATTGCAATGGGTGTTGTTGCATTTGATAAAGCTAATGTTAAACCAAAAGATCTATTGATGTGTTTAGTTGGTATAGCAGTTGCAATTACTGCATCATCTTGGGTATTATCATTAATCAAACCACTAGATTTACCTACATTTATTACAGCTTTGGGTATAGCTCTTTTATTTGGATTAATGTCATATGTTATGCCTGAGATGGCAATTGGTATAGTGATAATGGATAAAACTATTGGTTCTAAAAAAATGTTAGCTGTTGTTCCATTAGTATTTGTTGCTATTTCATTGGCTATAATGTTATCATCACATATATTAGCAATGAGTAAACCGATAGAGTTTGGTTTATTACTAAAGATAGCTGTTTTTGGTGTTGTTTTAGGTCTTTGTTTATTGGCTGTTTTACCAGCTGTTTTGGGTGTTGGTATAGTTGCTGCTAGTGGAGTTGGTATGGCTGCTATTGGTTTGGGTGTTATTGCTATACCTCTTATTGCTGGTGCAATTGCAATATCATCTAATATTTTAGCAATGGGAACATATAAAAAATATCCTGGTTTAGGTTGGGCAGTTTCAGTGGGATTGGCTATGTTAGGATTTGGATTGGCTGTTCTTGAATTGGGTAGTATAGCTGTTACTGGTATTGGTGCAGTTGCAATAGTAGCTGGTGCATTATTAGTTCCATTAATTGCAAAATCAATTGTTGATAGTGATGATATAATATCCAAAGGTAAATATGATAAATATCCTGGTTTAGGTTGGGTTTTGAGTGTTGGTTCTACTATGTTAGGATTTGGATTGGCTGTTGTTGCTTTGGGTGCATTGGCAGTTACTGGTATCGGAGCAGTTGCAATAGTAGCTGGTACTAAAATGATACCAATGGTTGCACAATCAATTGTTGATGTTGATAGAATAATATCCAAGGGTAAATATGATAAATATCCTGGTTGGGAATGGGCATTAAGTGTTGGTGGGTTGATGACAGGTTTTGGATTAGCTGTTATTACATTAGGAACATATGTTGTTGGTACTTTGGGTTTAGGTGGTCTAGCCATCAAAGCAGGTGCTAATGCTGTTAGAACTATTGCACATTCAATTGTTGATGTTGCATGGATATTTAAAGCTTCATCGAATGCCTTTACAGGTGGTCCGAAAAAAGAATGGGCTGAAGGTGTTTCATTGGCAATAGGTGCTTTTGCTCCTATTTATAAGATGATGATGAGAGGTGGTATAGTTAGTTTATTTATGGGTAGTGGTCCGAGTGTTGGTGCATTTACTGATGCTATACGTACTATATCACAAGGAATAGTTGATGCTGCATTATTTTTCCAAGCTGGTAAAGTTGCTTTTACTGGTGGTCCTAGTAAAGAATGGGCTGAGGGTGTTGGTAATGCAATTGGTGCTTTTGCTCCGGTTTATAAAATATTATCTGATGAGAGTGGTATTTTCGGTACAGGTGTTAGTATTGAAGAATTTAAAAATGCTATAATGACTATATCACATGGTATAGTTGCATCTGCTGGTATTTTTGCAATGAGTAAGGTTGGGTTTAATGAGGGAACTTATCCAACTAAAGAGTGGAGTGTTGGTGTTGGTAATGCTCTTTCTGCATTCTCACCTGTTTTCAAGGCACTTAGTGGTAAAGGTTGGTTTGAGAGTGGTAAGGAGGCTATTGGTGATATGGTTTATGGTGTTAAACAAATGGCATATGCTATTGTTAAAGTTGGTCGTATATTCTCATTATCAAAAGTAAATTGGGATCCTAAAAATATGCCTGATAAAAATTGGGGAGTTAGTGTATTAAATTCATTTAAATATTTTAGTAGATTACAGAATATGGTTGCTGATTCTGATGTTGGTTTCTTGAATAGGGATCTTATTATTAAAAGTGCTAAAGGTATGGTTAATTTTGCAAAAGAATTACAAAAGGGAGTGGATGCATTTCAAATAAAAATTGATCCAAATTTCATGAAAAATATGTCATCTAATATTTATTATTATATGACACTTGCTAATAAATTAAATAGTGGTAATGGTTTGAAAAGTTTGGTTAAGGGTGCTGTTTTTGGTGATCCAATGACAAATATAGCTAGTAGTATGACTAAGTTAGCAATAGCTTATGATAAAATGGGTAATTCATTAATGAAGTTTAATAAAGCTGTTAATTCGTTAGATGAGAAGAAAATAAGTGCTTTTAAAGGTCTTAATAGTAATATGATTAATAGAGTTATTAAGAATTCGGATAGTAATGTTAATAACGCAAATCCCAATGCTTCTAATATCGGATTAGTTGGTGGTGCTATTGGTAATTTGACATCTATTGCAGTGCCTGGTGATAAGAGAAAAGATGGTGGTAAAAAGGAATATAGAGGTAAGCATGGTACAACTAATGAACAAAATGATAAAATGATAGATTTGTTATATAAACTTATTCATAATACGGGTTATCTTGATAAATATTTGAAAGAGAAATTGAATGGTGATGATGGAAATAATACTTATTAAGTATAAACTTTAACTATTATATGTCATATAACTTTTATGAATAAAAATATATCTTTCCTTAAAAAACTTAAAATGTATTCTCAGTTCAAAAAAATGATAAAGGAGAATAGATTAGAATTAGAAAATAGATTCAATTTGAGAATTGATGAAGCTAATCGTTTATACACTGTTATAAATGTACCACCTGATGTAGTGGGTGAGGCATACTCTTTGAAAAAATCAGATATTGATAGAATTGCTGAGAATTTCATAAAGGAATATTCTAGTGAATTGGGTATCTTTTTGAATTCAAAGGGTCTTAATGAATTGTATGATTTTTATGATTTAAAAAAGGTTGATAAATATTCATATTTAGTAGTGGTTGGATTTTCAATGTTTAGATCCGATGAACGTAGAGCACGTATATTTAAAATATGGATACCTATTATTTCAGCATTAGTTATTCTGGGAACTTTATTTTTCGCTTTAAGATAAACTTTTTAAACAATATACATTATAAATTAAAACTAATATTTAAAAATTATGGCAAAAGAAACAAAAGAAACGTTTTATGAGTTAGATGAAACAACAGAGGAATTATTTATGGAAGTTTTTAATAAAAAAACTATTCCAGTTAACCTTAAATTCCTTTTTATTGGTAATTCTAAACAAAAACAATTGGTTAAAGTTAAAAAAATTGCAGATGATTATGCATTCGCACTTGGTAAAGAGTTAATGATCTCAATAAATGAAGATTTATTGAATGTTTTTGATGATGAATCTGTTACAATTCTAATTGAACAAGAAATTGATAAGATCACTGTTAATATGGAAAGTGGTAAAATTAAATTAGTAGGAACTGATTTGAATACATTCTCTTCTATTGTAAACAAATATGGTGTGGATAAGGTTGCCCGTGCCAATAAAGTAGAGGAGCTTTATGTAGAGCAACAACAAGATGCAAAAACTGATGAGGAATTTATCATCTAATAAATAAAAATAAACAGCTAGTCTGTATAAAAATAAAATAAAAATATATGTCAAATATACAAACAAATGTAGTAAAACCAGAAGTTAAGATTACTCTTAATGATAAAGATTATTTCTTATTTGCTGAAGGTGATGAGAATATCTTAGAAAATAATGTATCTAACATTGAAAATTTCATCAAACAAGATGGTAAAGGTAAATCTGAGGATGTTAAAAATCAACTTTATGCTGATGCTCAAAATTTATGGAGAGAATATGCTGATTCAATGAAAACTGTTAAATATAATTTTCATTTGAATAGACCACAATGGAAATTCTTAACTGATCTTTTATTATCTAAATTAGAATATGATGTTAATACTGTTTTCTTTGCTATTGAATTAACTCATTTATTGGGATCAATGAGAGAAACTAGTAAATATACAAATGATACTGATTTGCAAGCGTTTCCAGTGACTGCAACTGAAATCACTTATGTTTACCATTTGATTTCTAATCATAAAATTAAAGGATTAACAAAAGATGCTTTCTTATTTAGTGAAGTATTAGTTAGAATTGGTAATATTAGTAAAGTTCTTAACTATTATGATGCTCTTGGGAAAAGTTTATCAAGTGATATCCAAGATTGGGTTGCAGCTTTTGAAGAAGGTGTAACAATTGAAGGTAGAGAGACTGAGACTATTAATGGTGAGGTTTTAGAGCCAGAAAATACAGAAAGTGCTAATTAATTAGCACTTTTTAAATTATATAGTAGTTAGATGAATGTGTTAAGTCTTTTTGATGGTATGTCTTGTGGGCAAATTGCTCTAAATAGAGCTGGTATAGAGTATAATAACTATTATGCTAGTGAGATTGATAAACATGCTATCAAAGTGGCTAATCACAATTATCCAAATACTATCCAAATAGGTAGTGTTTTGGATGTTAAGGGATCTAATTTACCTAAAATAGATTTATTGATTGGTGGTAGTCCCTGTCAGGGTTTCAGCTTTTCGGGGAAACAATTAAATTTTGAAGATCCTAGGAGTAAATTATTCTTTGAGTATGTTAGATTGTTAAAAGAGTGTGAACCTAAGTATTTTTTATTAGAAAATGTTGTAATGAAAAAGGAGTATCAAGATGTTATTAGTGAGCATCTGGGTGTAGAACCTATTTTGATTAATAGTAGTCTTGTTTCTGCACAAAATCGCCAACGATTATATTGGACTAATATACCTAATATTCAACAGCCTGATGATAAGAATATTAATTTGGTTGATATTTTAGAAGATGATGTTATGATAGGACCTAGTGCAATAAGGGGTAGAAGATTGAATAAGGCAACTATACTAGGTAGAAGATTAGATGATAATGGTATTAGAAAGGATTATAATAAAGATGTGCCCATTACACAATGTCTTGAAGTTAGAGCTACTAACAGAAATAAAAGTAATTGTCTAACTACGGTTGCTAAGGATAATGTTTTAACTATAATGCCAGTGGGTCGTCATCCTGATGCTTTTAAATTACAATTACCATTTAGATATTATACTATTAAGGAATATTGTAGATTACAAACCGTTCCTGATAATTATTTTGATGGTGTTGCTAGTGATAATCAAATTAGAAAAATGATTGGTAATGGTTGGACGGTTGATGTAATTGCTCATATATTTAAAAATATAAAATAATTATATGAATGTTTTAAGTCTTTTTGATGGTATGTCTTGTGGGCAAATAGCTTTAAATAGAGCAGGTATTAAATATGATAAATATTTTGCCTCTGAAATTGATACTCATGCTATGAAAGTAACTTTAGATAACTATCCAGATACAATTCAATTGGGGAGTGTTTTGGATTTAAATGGATCTGAATTACCGAAAATTGATTTACTTATAGGTGGTAGTCCATGTCAATCGTTTTCAAGAGCTGGAAATGGTACTGGTTTTGATGGTAAATCAGGTTTATTTTGGGAATATGTTAGGATTAAAAATGAAATTAATCCTAAATATTTTCTATTAGAAAATGTTAAGATGAAAAACGAATGGGAGGATATAATCACTAAAGAACTAGGTGTTGAACCTATAATGATTAATAGTAATCTCGTTTCTGCACAGAATCGTGAACGTTTATATTGGACTAATATACCTGTTATTAACTTACCAGAAGATAGAGGAATTTTAATTAAAGATATAGTAGATCTAAATAGTAATGATTTTGAATATATAGATGATGATAAAACAAAAATCCGTGTGTTTAAAAAGAATTATTTACAATATGATATAAATGGTACAGGTCATGGTAGTCAAGATCAGAGAGCTTATTATTTAAATGGTAAACATGGTTGTTTAGATACTGGTGCTAGTGGTAAGGCTAAGATTTTAGAAAATGATGGTAGGGTTAGAAAAATAACAAGAAATGAGGGAGAGAGATTACAATGTGTTCCTATTGATTATACTATTTCAGTAAGTAGATCACAGGCATTGAAAATGCTTGGTAATGGTTGGACGGTTGATGTAATTGCTCATATATTTAAAAATATAAAATAAAAATTATGAATGTATTAAGTCTTTTTGATGGAATGAGTTGTGGTAGAATAGCTCTTGAAAAAGCGGGTGTTGATGTTACTAATTATTTCAGTAGTGAAATTAAAGATTATGCTATAAAGGTAGCTGATATTAATTATCCACAAGATACTCCAAATAGATTAGGAGATATTACTAAGATAAATGGTAAAGATTTGCCTAAAATAGACCTATTGATAGGTGGATCACCATGTCAAGATTTTTCTGGTGCTAATAAAGAGAGACTTGGTGTTGATGGTACTAAGAGTGGTTTATTCTTTGAATATACTAGATTATTAGAGGAGACAAATCCAAAATATTTCTTATTAGAGAATGTTAGGATGAAAAAAGAGCATCAGGATTTTATTAGTGAAATGATGGGATGTGAGCCAGTTGTTATAAATTCTGAATTAGTTGCACCGCATTTAAGACATCGTTTATATTGGACTAATATACCAGGTATTACACTTCCTGAAAATAAAAAAATGAAATTGAATGATTTTTTGATTAATGGTTATTCTGATAGAGATAAGGCTAGAACTTTACTTGAATCGGATTCTAGACCACTATCAACTCCCATTAAAATGTGTCATAGATATTTCAATACAGGTTTCACTACTCTTATATTTAAATCAAAGGAACATTATGAAGAATTAAAGAAACATTTTGATGTAAATTTTAAAGGTAAAAGTGCTGCTGAAATTGATGAGTTATCAAAGGGTATGGATTTGAGTGTGTATAGTGGTGTTAGATATATGAATAATAGGGAACGTGAGTTTTGCCAAACTGTTCCGAGTGGATATACTGATAACTTAACTCAAAATGAGGCAGCTTGTATATTGGGTGATGGTTGGACTGTTGATGTGATTGCCCATATATTTAAAGGTTTGAAATAATAAAAACCCCTTAGAAAAATCTAAGGGGTTTTTTGTTTATATTATTGTTATTGGAACAAATGGTCCAATTTGTTCTATTGGTACGACCTTATCAGTTAAATCTTTTATACCTCTAATCTCATAGTTTTTCTTATCATTGTAAATAGAACCATATCCATTATCACTTATAATTTCAATTGTTATAAATGGGTCTAAATTTGAATCTATTGTGAAATTGTATGGTGGTATTTGGTTCAATAATGTAGTTGATTGTGTCACACCAATACTATATGTTGTTGTTATTCTTCTATATTCATCTATTGTTTGTACTGGTTCATAATTAATTTTAGACCACTCTGTTATATCTAACCAATTTGCATTATCACCTTGATCTAATACTGGTGGGTTTATTGAAGCAGTTGATCCTAAACCACTATATACATAAATTCTATTAGAATATTCAGCTAAACTAGTAGGTGTATATGTTATATTAGAAGACCAAGGTGATACACTATCATATTTTTGTGGATTATTTGTCCTGTTATTATTGATAGTGGATTCGTATAAGTAACCATAATATATAATTTTATCACCTTTTTGGTAACTAGTGAATGGTGTCCATTCTTTATATGTTTTATAAGTTCTTATTTTAATATTAAAATAATCTGGTAATTTAAGTTCTACACCATTGAATGGTTTGGGTGGTGTGGTAAGACCTGTTGGGTTCTTATCTGCTCCCACACCATCTATAATTGAATAAAAATCAATGACACAATTATATACTGTTGATCCACTATTTATGGGCATTAAATAAGCCTCATTTAATTTACCTGTTATAGGTGTCATATTTTCATTTACATTGAATATTCTAACATCATGCATTTTATGTGTTATTTGATTACCTCCTTTAAAGTAAGTCTTACCTGTTATATCTAATATCTTATGTGTTAAAGGTATTATATTTTTTGAAAGCCAATATTTAAGACCTTGTAATTTAATCGTTACATCATCAATACTATATGTTAGAATATTATTACCACTTTTATCAGTTATATCGTAAGTTAAATTAAGAAGATTTGTTTCTTCATAATTGGCGTTTGGGTATGTATGTTTTAGGAAATCTCCATCATTAGACCAACCTTGTATTGAGTTATCAAATATATCAGGTATTTCAACCTTGAATAGTTTAGAGAAATCTTTTGATTTTGGGTTTATATTTCTATAATATTCATTTAATTCCAAATCATTATAACCAAAAAAATTAATAGCATTTATGATTGATTTATATGCACCTATATATGGATATATAAGATTTTTATTCATCAACATTTCTTTTCTCTTTATATTTAAGAAATTCCAGTCAATACCACCTTCTAATATATCATAATCTTTGAATATGAATACTTCATGTGGTCCTATATTTTTTCCTATATTATTAAGTTGGATTTTGTATCTAAAATCTTCTATTTCAGTTTGTGCATATGTATTAAATCTACCAATTTCTCTATCTATTATTTGAAAGGTAGTTTTTAGATAAGTGTCTTTTCCTAGTATTGGGTAATCTTGTATAATAGTACTTTCTTGGTATAAATAATCTGATGTGATATTAAAAAAGTCCAATATTAGTGTATTTGTGTATATGTCTCTTATTTTAAATAATGATCCATTATTATGTGATGTGTATTGGTTGTTTATATTGGAAACATCTTTTATATAAAGTAGTATTGTTTGTCCTTGTTTAAGACCTTTATTTATAAATGTTTCATCAGACATGTTGTTTATTTTAACTTGTCCGTAAGTTAATCCAGTTGAATCTATTTCAGTTGAAAATGTTAATATAGTGTTATTCGTTGATGTACTTGTTATATCAAATTCAATAGTTTCTTTTTTGTAGAGTTGTAAAATAGATTGTTTTGGTCCTTCATCTTCTGATTTAAAACCTATAAATAATTGCATAGCCTCTGGTTCATTGTATATATTTTCGCTATCATTGATATAATCTAAATTTTGTGTTATAGTGTCAAAAACAGTTTGTTGATATTGTGGTATTGAAACTTTTGTTATATCACTATTTGGATATTTATTTAATCCAACATCTAATAAAGGTTTTGGTCCTGTGTATGAATAACTACCTGTTGTTTGTAATTGATCACCAGACATATCATATAAGAAGAAATCAGGCGTTTGGTCATCAATCCATTTCCAATAGAATTGCACTTGTGTATCATTAATATAATTCTCTCTAGGTCTTCTAAGATATTCTCTTGATTTTAGCCATATATCCTCATGTGGTGTATATTCACTATGCAGTGTTCCATAATTCTGATCTTCTATTGATATAGAATTAGTAGTTGTGGTTGTAATGTTGGTTTCTATTGTAGTTGTAATTTCAACAACATTATTTATACTTGGTTGTATAGCACATACCGAGTTTCTAGCTGGGTTATATATTATTTTAGTGGATATTGCATTAAAATGTGTGGTTTCTATATTCCAACCATTTGATGGGTTTATTGTTAGTATTGAATTGGTTGTTTGTGATGTTAGATATACCATTCCATCATATTGGTTTAGTGTTATATAACCATAAGCATCAATATTTTCACTTAGATTTAAATTATTATTTAAATCAAAAGATTTAAATGAATTTTCATCAGATATATTTACTTCACCTGTTAAATTGTTATATAGCATATCAGTGAATGGTGTTGGTGAAATATTATCAATTTGTGATATAGTATTATCATTTATTTTATATAGATATGAATTATCATAGATATATATTGTATCATTGATAGGTTCGTAGAATATAAAATCTATTTTTAAATTAGGTATGTTATATGTTTGATATATAGTCCTATTTGAATTTATGACTAATATATTACCACTATCAGTGGTTACGAAAGTTGTCTCACTTTTTGTATTATATGTTAATTTACCAGTTTTTGTATCTGTTGATGATGGTGTTGTTATTGTTACAACTAGTGTATTGGTGTAGTTATATATTGATATAGTTGGGCTATTTTCGTATGTTATGTAAATATCACCATTTGTTGATATTGACATATCATATGCTATATTTGTAAGCGATATATTATCAATTATAACATTTATTAATGGATCTATTACCCAAATATTTGTTTTTGATAAACAGTATAGATAATTATTATAATTATTGAACTGTATTTTCAAACTGTCTATATTATTTGGTAAATCAATATAAGATTTATATGTAAAATTAATTGCATCTAATATTACTAAATTTTCACCAAGTATGTATATTGAATCTGATAGTTGGATATATACTAAATCAACCATATTTATTGATCCTTGTATATTATTTAAGTCTATATTAGTATTTTGATAAGTTGATGAATTTAAAAACATTGAGAAAGCAGTGTTATCAAATTGATTTAGATCAAATGGGCTTGAACCACTTCCTGATACTATAGGTGCACAGGCGGTTTGACCAAATCCAGTATTGAAGGCTAGTGTTACATATGGTGATGTGTCACAAAGTGAACTTGTTGATCCCCAGAATGGTCCTTGATAGCTTAAGTTAAGAGTATTTGGATCTAAATATTGTATTGTGTATTCTTGATTATCGTATGGGTATAATGTGTTATTCAATGAGAAAACCATACCTGTTGCAAAACCAGCATCTTCAAATGATGCTGTTGCTGTGCTCGGTAATACAACTTCATTTGATGATATTAAAGTACCAATTGATCCTGGTAGTTTATTTGTGATTATATAATCATCTAAACCAGGTATATTTAATTTTCCATTTTGTATTGTGTATTCAAATATTATATCGGTTCTAGTTATATCAAACTTTAAAAGATTGTTTATATTAGTAGGTATAAGTCCAAATGTTGTTAAGTATTCACCATAAGTATTTACCCAAGCTTCTAATGTAGCTGGTATATCAGCCACTTTATATGATGCAGTTCCTGATTGTGTTGCAAATATAGTTGATTGTTGATAATCTTTGTTATTTATTATTATATTTATATAACTACCTATAGAATTTGGGTTAGTAAATAATATTCTAGAATGTTCAATATGGAAACTTGCAACTGACCCAACTTCAACACTATTTAATAACATTGGTACATTTGGGTATTGTGATTTAATAATAATAGAATTGAAATATAATGATGATGAGTTTCCAATATAGTCAAGTTCAGCATTTATACCTAATAAATTTAATTGTATATAATATCTATCCAACCAATTTCTGATGGTTCTATCAATGGTTCTTTCCATGTCAATAAACTCTCCACTAAATATGAAATCAATCTCTTCTTGGTATACTTCTTTGTTTAATGTTATTTTTATACCAAAATCATCTAATTCATCAAATACAATATTGTATTTAAAATTTTCACTTAAGTTATAATTTAATTCAGAAGTTAATTCTTCTGATACTTCAATTAATCGTTCATTTGTTTTATATATTTGTCCAATTGATTGTGTTAAACTATTTGCGTAAAAATTAACCTCAGCATAATTACTTGGATATATTAAATCAGCTTTTAGTGCACCATCTTTATAATATAAATCTATATTAAATGAACTAAAATCTGAACTAAATAATTCAGCAGCTGATGCTAATGTTATTATTGAGCTTTGTGTATATCCATATGTGAAATATAGTATATTTGATGTTAAATATACTTGTGAGTTTAATAGTGTCTCATTATATGTAATTTGATCCACTATTACATAATTTGAAGGTTTCCAATAGTATGTATTATATGGATTAACATTCAGTGTATTAATATCTGCATAACTTTGTGTATAAGCTAAGACACATTCAAATATTTTATTATCATATAATACTTGTGATTGTGTTGTATAAAAAGTTTGTTGTGTGTTTGATATAAATGATTGAATATCTGATACCATTAGGAAATTAGTATTTAAAGTAGATCCAACAATTTTAAATTCAGTGCCTGGTTTTATTATATCAGGTAATCCTTTTTGGAATATTATTCTATTATCATCGGTTATTGTGATTGGTCCATTATATATGTTTGGTAGATCTGTTTTACTTTTATATTCTATTATCAAATCTTGATTATCCGGTAGATTATTTACATAGTATTCATAATTAACACTATCTGTTAATTCGAAATCAGTAACGGTTACAACACTGTCATTGCTTTTGCTGTTTACTATATTTAATTTTTTACCATTGTAAAATTTATCATAGAAATTTGGCTCAGACCAATAAGATAAATTATTATTATAATTAGAATCTATATAATCATAAACACCAATTGCATTTATTCCGGTTAAATATAACAATGGGGTATTGTTGTTTATATAATTTGATTTATTTGTATAATCTGTATAATAATTTGTTTCAAATGATGCATTGTCAATATCACTAATGATCATTATTGCTCCTTTTTTATTAGCAACAACCGTATATGCTTTGTTACTATTGGTAAATTCTAAAAATGAATTATTGAATTTAACAACTGAACCAATTGGAAATAGTGTATCAAAATTATCCCCATATATCCATTTTGAGTGGAAGTCTGGATCATTATTAACTGGCTCAATCATTGTGATTGGGTATGGATTCTGTGTCCCACTATAGAAATGGAAACCATACTCATTGAATAGTTGGAATTTATTTAAAGATAATACACCTGGATCTTCAAATTCAAATGAAGGAATTCTTTCCATTGTGTATATTCCATATGTTTTATATGTATCTGATGAATTTTCATCAAAAAGGATATCTCCTTCAAATCTATCAGTTGTATCATTATAGTTGAAGTTTAGTGAATCTCCTTGGTTATTGAAGAAAATTAGATTTTTATGATTAGACATTTAATATAAATACTTTTTGTTATATATTAAAAAACCATTTCTTGGTATTTAAAAATAATATATAGTATATAAAAAAAGAATTATTATATGTATATTAAAAGATTTAATGAAACTAAATCTAAAGAAGATGAGGTTACAAGTGTTGATATTAAATCATTTGAGGATGATAAAGATGTTATTGGTTTTGCAAGAAATAATGATGAATTAACAGATGCTGCCGAGAAAAAACTTAAAAAGGAAATTCAAAATGATGGTGGTACACCTGGTTTGAAAACTGCTATTAAAAAATTTGAAGATTTTTCAGTTAAGATAACAATTGATGAAGATGGTGAAGCTTCAGTTGAAACAGGAGAAGGTGATAATTGTGCTGAAGAATGTTGTCAAGAGTGTGGTTGTGAACCATGTGAATGTCAAGGTGATTTAGAGCCTAGTGTTGTTTGTGATGCTTGTAATTGTGAACCATGTGAATGTGAACAAGAAGTAGTTCCTAATAATAATGTTGTTCCATTTGCTGATTTTTTAAAAGGGATTTTATAATATGAAACATTTGGTAAATTTTGATAATTTTTCAGAAAGTTTGAAATATCATTTGGTTAATGCTATGCCAATAACTGAAAATGTATTTAGACCAGGTTCTGATGAATTCTTTGCTATCTTAGAAGAAGCTAGGAATTTATATGATGGTGGTTTATTAGAACTTAAAGGTATTGATAAAGAACTTTATGATACAACTGATATTGGTAAGTTTGGTATCTTTGAGGGTGCTAGAGTTGCTTTAGATATTCCAATGGAGGTTATTGAGGAATTAAATGAAGCTGAATACCATGGTAAAGAAGTGGAACTTAATAAACCTATGCGTGGTGGTAGTAAAAAATATCACGTATATATAAAAGATCAAAAAACAGGTAATATTAAAAAAATAGCATTTGGTGATGTTCATGGTGGTTTGACGGCTAAGGTTAGTGATCCAAAGGCTAGAAAGGCATTTGCAGCACGTCATAAATGTGATACAAAGAAAGATAAGACTAAAGCAGGTTATTGGGCTTGTAGAATCAATAAATATGGTCACCTTTGGAATAATAAAACATATCCTGGGTACTGGTAAAATTAAAATAGTAAGAGATGAAATATTTAAAATCTTATAAGATATTTGAATCAGTTAATAGAAAGTTTATTAGTGATTTTCTATTTGACTTTGGTTTTATGATTACTATGAAGTTTTCTCAGATTACTAAGATGGGTATTGATGAAACTGCAACCAAAGAATTGACTTCTATGATGAAGAGATTGAGAGAACCACTTATAAATGGTGAAAAATATACTGATTTGATAGATAATGTAAATGATCTTTATAAAAGTCCTAAAATGTTATCAGCTTTGTTTGGTCAAATAAGAGAGCTATTGATTTATATTGAGCCTAGAATTAAAAAGTTTGTAGTTGATGGTGATGTTAAGGATAATTGGTTACAAAAAATTAAAGAACTAAAAGAAAATTATAAAAAAATTATATCATAATGTTACCATTTAAAGAGAGTAAAATAAGTGATAATACATTTATCAGAGAATTCAGTCAATATACTGAATCTAGTGAATTTATGTGGCATCACGATCGTGAATCTCGTATTATAGAATCTTTAAAAGAAACTGATTGGATGATACAATTAGATAATGAACTTCCTAAGAAGATTGAGGGTGAAGTTTTTATACCGATGGGTATTTATCACAGATTGATAAAAGGTAGTGGAGACTTAAAAATAAAATTAATAAAAATAAAAATAAAAAGATGATTAAAAATTGGTTACAATTTAATGAAGGTAAAAATTATGGTAATTTATATCATGGATTTACAGTAAAAGGTGATGATATTAAAAGTGATAAAGTCAGTGATGATGTTGATAGTAAAACATATGAAACTATAATTTCCATTTTAGAAAAAGGTTTAAAATTCGCATCTGCTAATTTTGGTGATGGGACTGGTAATCAACCAATGATAAATTGGTATAAAAATGCTGATAATTATGGAGGTATGGATTTGTGGAAAAATATGAGAGGATCGTATTTTATATCAACTAGTAGAAATTCACAATGGGTTAAAAATAATAGAGTTACTTTTGTGCTTGATGGTTCTTTGATATCTAATAATTACAAGATACATCCATTTGATTTTACTGCTGCTCTTAAGATAAAGACAATTAAAAGAGTGAAAAAAACTGGTATGGGTAATTCACCGAAGGATATTATGGATTATGCTGGTAAGCGACCAGATGTATATGAGGAGAAAATAGAATCAAATAAACCTGGTTATTTATCATCTAAATATATAACGGGTATTATACTATATAAACCAAGTGATGATTTAATTAAATTGGTTCAATCTATTGATACTAATTTAGATATTAAAATTATAAAATAAACAAATGCTACTAAATTTAGTAGCATTTGTTATAGTTTATTAATTATTTTAATTTCTTTAAAGTATTTATTATATTACCAATGAATATAATTGTTATTGCTAACCATAATGGTGATAGAACGATTGACCATGGCCAATTTATGGATCCAATTAGTTTAAGGATTATTAACACAATTAATAATGGTCCTAAGAAGTTAACTCTTTTCATAATTTTTAAGTTTTAATGTTTATAATACAAATATAAGAATACGTACTGAAATATAAGTTCAGTTTGAATTTTAATCAATTTTTGATTTATAATTTTCATTGTAAATCCTAATTACTTCATCAAATTCTTTTAGAATACCATTTTTATAGTTTTCATTTTCATAATTTTGTTTCTGAATATATTCTCTGATATATGATTCATATTCTAGTTGGATTGATATATCAATTAAACCATCTTCTGTTTCAACTGATTCAATGATCGGTTCTCCCTCATCGTTTGTTTTCACAATATCGTCTATGTATTCAACAGATGCAAAATTTCCATTTTCTAACATTGCTTCTAATTTTCTACGTAATTTTCTATTACTAACTAATAAGTTATTTGATATAGATAAATCTATGTAATCTTTTGTATTTTTTAATGTGTCTAACTCATCAATGGATTTTTCATCAACGACTTTATATTTTTTGAAAACCGGTGATACATTATTTGGATAGAATTCTTCAGTGTCATTTTCGGTATCTATAACAAATATTCCTTTTTGATCACCAGTATCATTTCTATCCATTTGGAAAATAGAACCAACGAATGTAAATGCCTTATTACTCTGAACAAGATGGATGTGACCGGATCTAACTTTTTTAAATGATTTGAAATCGTCAATATCAATTTTATCGGAGTTTCTATGTGCAACAGATGTTAAGTGCATTTTACAACCATTTAAATCGGAATGGCAGAATAAATAATCACATCCTTTATTCTCATTTATTTGTTTAATTTGCTCTAATCTATTCTCTATATATGGCATCATTAGTAGATTTAAGCCATTATATTCTATTTTAGTAGTCTTGTTATATACAAATACATTTGGTATGTATCTGAACGGTCTGACACTATTTATATCACTTGCACTTTTGGAGTATAGGTCATGATTTCCTATTATAATATGTAGAGGTGCTATTTTTGATATTTCTTCAACAATATCCATTCCATAATTAAGTATATTAATTGGTATAGTATTTCTATTATCAAATAAATCTCCTAAATGTATGATGATATCTCCTTCCTTTACTTCTCTCTTTAATAGAGGTATTAGGAAGTCTCTAAAGTATTCTATATGAACTTTATGCCATTTATCGGTTGTATTTGGAAAGCCTAAACCTAGGTGAGTGTCACCTATCATGAAAATTCTTTTACTCATATAAATAATTTCTTTTTGTTTATATGAATAAATAATAATATAGTTTGTTATAATTCTCAATAAAATGGAAAAAAATAGGTTTTTTATTATAATATATACATTATATAAAATTGTAAAAACAAGAGGTAAAAATATTAAAATATATACTTTATGATTGTTTAACAATTAAATAAAAAATAATTAAAAAAACATGGCATTACCACATTATACGCAGTTGCAGGGAGTTGGATCACCAGGTGGTCCAGGTACATTACCTGATGAAGTAGTATACACTAATCTATTTGAGATTACATTTATCTTACCGGTTATTTTGACTGCTCAAAAAAGAGATCCTATTTTACTTTTAGAGAATGCAACTAAAATAGATCTAGGAAACTTAACAAGTTTTGATGTTGCTGCAAAAGAGCAAAGATTTAAGTATTCTACTAGACAATTTCAAACAACACCAAATAAAACTAGTGGTGAGATTACTATCCCATTTCAGGTTAATGTTAACCAAAATGGTTCTATGGAAACTTGGGCTACTATGAAAGCTTGGTATGATTTGTTATTTAACTCTCAAAATGGTACTTTACATTATAAAAGTGATTTAATTGGTACTATTATCGTTAATCAACATGATAAAAAGGGTGTTATTTTGAGACGTGTTACTTTCCAAAACTGTCAAATATCTAAATTAACAGGTTGGGCATTGGATTGGAGTAGTAATGAGATTGTACAATCAGTTGAAGCAACATTCCTATATGATTATTTCGTTGATGAGTATATTGATCAAAACTTTACAATATCACCACCACTTATTAAAGGTTATTAATAATAAAAAACTCGCAATCTATGCGAGTTTTTTTGTAAACAGAAAACCCACCAATTGGTGGGTTTTCTGTTTAAAATTTAGGCATATTATTAGTCATACTTGAAGCATTTTTCATCATTGAACTAGTATCAGGCATTGATGCCTTCTGACCTTCTTCTTCTGTTTTTCTATGCTTCTCCTCTTCCTCTATTATTTGGTTTACTATTTTAATGTTTTCTTCTAGCATCCAGAAAGGCCATTTATCCATCGCTTCTTCTTGTGTGTTAAAATGTTTTTGTAACATTAATTTACTCCGCAATAAATGAGTCAAAGGCATCTGGAATAACGAAAATTCCTGACGCACCGTTGGGAAATTGCATATCAGTGTGGATCTCCTGACCACACGTACAAGTTTTCTTAAGTTCTTTTATACCAAATGTCATTTTACCAACAGCAGCATTTAGAAATTGAAATGAGATATCATCCATTTCTTGGAATTCTTTCAATTTCAATTTAATACCCTCATAAGTTATATTAGATCTTCCTGCTAACATGAATGGTATTATTTTCAAGAATGAAAGATTTGGTGTATTCTTATCATTATTTTCTCTTACTATGTAATCAGTAAATGCTTTTTGTATACCGATGTTAGGTGGTGTTAACTCAAATGTTTTTCCATTAACTGCTTTGAAGTGATAGCTACCTGTATTGCGATTGTAATATTTTTGTAATTTTTCATCAATTGTGTGGAATTCAAAGTTTTCTCTTTTTAATTCTATTTGGTGCTCTTCTCCACAAGAAGGACACTTTGCATTTACGCTAAGATTATTTCCTTGTTGGAAAGTAAGTTCTCTAATTAAAAATACCAAATATAATCTATCTTGATCTTTGATATCTAAAAACGAGCCGATTTTACCATCAGCATATTTGATTCTGACACAAGCTTGTAGCATATCATTCATTTTTTCAACGATATCATAAAAATTATTATCATCAACCATTGAATATGCTTGTATTTCCCTAACTTGTGCAGGTCTTACCATAAATAAAGAACCTTGTGGATAAAATTCACCACATGGTAGTTCTCTGATATCAAAATTAAAAAATTGAAGATCACTAACCTTTGTGTTTTCTGATATACTTGCACTTACATTAAATGGTATATCAGAGTTGATCTGTGTTTCTTGTGTTAAGGTTCTTTTACCTTCTTCTTGGTCTAGAAGATGTCTTCTTAAGTAATCTTCTTCGCTCATTTCATTATTATTTGACATAAATAAGTTTTTGTTTTTTGATTATATATTACTTATCATGCTCTCCCTTTTTATAAAATAATATTGAATTTATATATCCATTTTTTATTCCCTGCATTATATATTTTATGATAGCCTAATTCTGACATTATTTCCTCTTCTGTTTTATTTGGATCATAACCCATTTTAATTAGTTTTTGTTTTCTCCAATTAAACCTATGTTCTCTTATACCATCAATTACATACCAATAACCAGGATTAGATGTATGTGAATATTCAAAACCTAGTTTCTCATATAAATATCCATCAGATATAAGATTATCGGAATAAGTTTCTATTTGTAATGGTTTATATTTATTAATGAAATAATTCAATATCTTTGATGCGCCACCTACAACATTTGTGTTTAATATATTACAAAATCTAGTCAATTCATAATGTTTTTCTTTATTTCTATTTATTTCTTTTCTTTGTAGAGGTAGTCTTAGTTTAGAAAATGTCATTAATGATACAAGTATATCATTGTTAAATAGACCAATTCTTGTAGATGATTTACAATCACCTTGTAAGTGATTTTTGTATAAAAAATCTTTAGATTCATTGTATGATATTTCTTTTATAATACAATTTCTAGCATATATTTTCTTATCAGTTTTATTTAGTTTATTGATAATGAATGATTCACATATTTCTCTGTTTTTGAGCCAATCATCTTCCCATATAGTTATTAATTTTATACCATTTTCATTAGCCTTTTCATATTTATCTAAATGGTAATTATTTGGTTTGTATTTATCAGAGTGCCACCAAACACCATTAAATTCAAAGCCTAAATTTAATTTGGGTATATAAATATCTATTTCATATGGTTTTATTATATTTTTACAGTCTGATATAATTTCACCATCATAGTTATTTTTTATGAAATTATATAGCTCAATTTGTGATATTGAGGCATTCTCTGATATTGGGAAACAATTTGTGCATATATGTGTGTTATTGTTTATTCTACTATAAAATTGATATGGTAGTATATGAAAATCATTCTCACATTCTTTACATTTAAATATTAAATTGGTTGTCATTCCCTTATTGAGGCCTTTAAATTCAAATTTATTGTGATCTATTTTATCTTCTATTCTTTCTTTATAGGATTGGTAAAAGAAATCTATAGTTTTTTTATGTATATCTTTATTCATCCAGGGGTGTTCTGTGCCATATCTTTCCAATGATGTATTTTTGTAAGTTTCTTTATGATTGCTAGTTTTGAAACTCTCTATCCTTCTTTTTGATATATCTTCTGAATGGCTTGGGCAAGTTACTCCATAGTTTTTTAATAAAGTTTGTTTTGATTTCTCTTGTGTATCATTTGATGACATTGGTGAATTTCCACCATATCTAATATTATTAGTTTTAATTATTTTGTCCTTTATTTCTTTTGATTGAGATGGTGTTTTTGTGCCAAATTTTTCAATAGATTTAATTTCTTTTCTTAAAATAATGTTTGGATCACTGCTAATACATTTTTTTGAACAATAATTTAAATATCCTATGGTTGAGTTTTTAAATTTAACACTATTGTTACAATTGGGATTTTGGCATTTTGGTGTATCATTTAATCCATTAATAACTATATAAACTTTTTCTTTAAATGGTATATCTAATTTACAATTATCTATAATAAAATTATATTCTTCTGTGTGATTTTTACACACATAAGATTCCTTAGCCATTTTACCTGATTTGTCTTCTGTTTTAAATATATTTAAATCCATTATTATTATATTAATTTAATTTTAATATGTTTATATAAAAAAAGGCTTCTAAATAATTAGAAGCCTTTTTTATATTTTTATATTTTTGATTTATAAGAAACCTCCTGCTGCAATAGCACCTGTTCTAAGTATAGTTACGTTATTAACTATTATTCCCATACCCTTAACTGGTTCAATATAAGTATCAAGAACACCAATTTGATTATCTATTATTTCAGAAGTGTTATTCTCTTCGTCCATTTTATTGAAATAGTTATAAAGACCACCTTTATTTACATATGTTTCACAAATAACATCGGCTCTCATTTTAATTTCTGCTCTAACATCAGATGTATTGAATTTCCATTGGAAGTCTAACAACATTCTTGATAATTCTCTTTCTAGTTCAATTAGAACTTCTCTTACGTGAATATAAGAAAGAGCTGATTTATAAAGAGTTTGAGCTGTATTTTCAGTTTCAATAACATTTCCTCTATTTCTTTTGAAAACAATAGGGTTCATTTGTGCACCATTTAAGAATTCGATATCTGATGCAGTAAAATCCATTTCCAATCCTGAGATATTAGTAATTCTACCATTTGTTACACCTGCTGCAATAGTCCAAGGAGTTATTCCACCAACATTTGAATTTTGTTTTTTCATATATGTTGTTGCAACGTGT